GCCTCAGGGTCAGGAAACTCCCAAACAGAAAAGTTGCCATTCTCAGTAGGACGAAACTCAACAACATTATTAGAATACGCATGCAAAAACCCAACCTCAGCCTCAACGGTTTCAAAAGTATTCAACAAATCTATATCAAAAACAGGGTTACCTGACTTAATAAACGCTTCCTCAGGGAAGCGTGGATACTCTTGATGCAACTGCCAAGAAACCATATTTTTTTCCTTAACCGCATACCAATCATCGTCACGGTCACCAGCAGACCAAGGAAAAAAGATGCCAACAAACTGATTAGCCCCAGTTTGCGAACCAACCCACAAACTGTGAAAAAAGTTGCCTGAACCGTTAGCGGTGGACAAACAAATGACACGACCACCAACATCCGCAATAGGTTCAATAGAAGCCCACGCTTCCTCAGGGTTAGGTAAGAAAGCCATCTCGTCCACAATAACCAAATACACCGACTCACCACGAGCAGGGTCATTACCTGACGGCAAAGACTCAACAGCAGACTCATTATCAAACACCATCTTCAACTGATGCTCAGTTACCTGCTTAGGACCTTTTTCTTTCATCCAATACGGCAAAAATTTGTAACCATACTTACTTTTAGACAACAACTTCATCGCTTCACGCTCGGTGCGTGACAACATAACCACAAAACGGTCAGACCAAAAAAATGTTAGCCAAAACGCATAAGCAGCAGCCAAAGTAGAAAACCCAATCTGACGAGCCTTAAGAACTACTGAATACCTAGAGTCAAGCCAAGTACGAACAGAATCTATTTGCGCTTCACGCAATTTGAAAAGAATACGGGCACGCTCAGGATGTTTAATAAACCAATAGTTTTCACAAAAATAAACAAAAGCCGCCAACTGCTCATCAATGCTGGCACTCTCAGGACCACGACACAAACGCCACTCTTTTTCATTTAACAGTTCAGATAATTCCACTACTTACCCCAAGGCTGCCAACCATTATTGTTTCGTTCTTCAGAATACTCAAAAATAGCCAAAGCAGCACGCAAATTGATTACAGGATTAGATAACTGTGCACATGAATTCAAAACTCCTTGCGACTGCAACCAGCCATTAGGAAAATATCTGCTAGGTAAACACCAAAACTGGTTAATTTGCAGCAAACCCCTAGAACCACCATTCGGGTCAGATGAATTAAATACACTAGGCATACACCTAGATTCACGCCACATCACATAATCCAATTTAGATATATGCGACCTAGACCAACCCACATCCAAAGCATCATCTAACCAATGCCCACATTTGCCAACCAACTCCTTAGAGATGGCATGCGCATGAGTAACAGGCATGATTAAACAAATAGCAACAATGGATATAAACCATTTACGCATAAACACCATCCTAACGGATTGTTATTTCGGTTGTTCTACAAACTCTTTCACCGCTACAGGGACATCATTCCCAGCAACATAACGAATATGCCAAGGCTCAGATTGAACCTCGTGACTAAAACCAAACTTGTCCTCGTTAGCCAACAGCCACTCCAATATCTTACCATTAGCATTAGCAACATCAACAGCCAAACCAAGCATGTGACGGCTACAAGTTTTAGCATCATCGTTCGGTGCAGCCAAAGGCGCTAAACCTTTTTTAAGCCACCATTTCTGACCATTCCAAGTACGACTAGTAGAATTAGCAACAGGTTCTTTTCTGTAGCGTTGCAAAAACGCAGCCTTTTGCTGGTCAATGCTACGAAACTGGTCACCTAAACTAGTTGGCTTCAAAGTAATACCATCCTTGGCGGCAGCAGCAACCATCGCATCCCATGCATCTGCAGCACACAACTCCATTTTGCCGCCACTAACAGTTTTACGCAAAATATCTGGCGTAACCTGACTAGGTTTTTTCCCTGCTAAATGGCTACAGTATTTTACTGTAACAACAGGATACGGCACTATTTACCGAACGCCTTGCTGATTTCATCAGCCGACAACTCGCCATCAACACTGGCGGCAGCCAACTTTTGAACAACACCAAACAACGCTGTTAGTCCAGCCACACCAGCAGATTTAACAACATCTACACCCAAAATAGCGCCACCAGTCACAATTGGCAACGCACTAGCAATAAACAGCGAAACCAAACGCTGTACGAGGTCTAAACTTTTTGCAATCATATTATTCATTGTTATCCTTTTGACTAAAAGTGATTATGGAATGCACCATAATCGCCATACCAGTAAGAAACGCTGCCTGTCTAAGAGTAGGACCAGACAAAGTAATCAAAACCATGCCAGTTCCCGCCCATGTCCACGCATTATCCACAAGGTAATCCAATATTTTTTTCACTATCGTCTAACCCTAGGGGCAGGCAACATTGTCAATGTTGCCCCAATAGCCACCAAAGTACGCCGTTCGCTAACAGGAATGTTTGACCCAGTTGGCACATAACTTTCAAATTGTGAACCAAAAATGTCAATCACCGCCTCAAATGCTTTACGAACTTCCTTAGGTGCTGATTGAACAGCCTCCACAATTAACGCCGCCTGTTCCTCCGACAACTCAGCGGGGACAACCTCAGAAAATAACTGTTCTGCACCTTCTTGACTAATCACCTCAAGAATAGCCACATTAGACACCAACTCTGCTGCTTGTTCACTAGTGACATTAGCAGCCAACACAGTTTCTATAATGGCAACAATCTGCTCTGGTGTTGCTTCATCAATAGATTCTATAATCGCAGAAAACTGTTCATCATCAATAAGTTCATCTTCAAGGAACAGTACACTAGTGGTTGATGAACTCTGTACTGCTAATTGTGTTGTTTCTGATATATCTTCCTCTGGCTCTAGCGGCTCTGTTGGCTGTTTTGTTTCGTCAAGAACAGGCTCATCTTCAATCTCGGGAAAAAATGTCTTGGGAATGGTTGTCTCATCAGGCTCAACAGGTTCTAGAAAAGTCTCGTCAGGATAGGTTTTAGATGTTTCGGGTTCTGTTGTTTCGGTTTCGTCAATTGTGGTGGCGGGTTCGTTTGTGGTTTCTTCAGGTTGAGTCTCGTTGGTAGGACTAGATTCAGGTTCAGGTTCAGGTTCAGGAACCGTAGTTGATGTTTGAGGTGGCGTATAAGGTGGCTCAGTTGTTGTGGTCGGGGCTACTGTTGTACTTGTCGTGGATGTGGTTGTTGATGTCTGAACTGGCTCTGTGGTTGTGGTCGTTGTTGTGGAAGGGACTACTGTAGTTGTCGTTGCAGGGACAGTCGTTGTCTCCGCAATAGTAGTATCTGTCGTCACCGATGTCGTGGATGTTGTACTTTGAACCCATGAAGTAGTTGTCTCCTGAACAGTAGTGGTTGTAGTTGTTGTCAATACAGTGTTAGTTGTAAACACCTCATCAGGCACAATCATCCAACCTTGATTGTCTATGTTCCATGCGAGCATGATGCACGAGTTCCCGCCATGCTCATACATCCACACATTGAAAGCGTTGCTACCAGACTCCAATATCAGTTCGCCTGACTCCATCCATGTGCAACCTTGGTCGTTCCAGTTGCCCCATTCGTTGTCACCGATTTGCATTGTGCCACCATCATCTGTAGCAAGCATAAACTCTATGGTGTCGTGTTCAGGTATGTCAATAAAACCTGTCATGTGGACCATGAACAAATCATCGGTGCAATCCTCAAATAACTCATAGTCGTAGTTGCGGTTGATGTTGTTCTCAACCTCTGTTCCGCAAACTAGATATTCGGTGTCCGACTGGACTGGCGGTATTTCGTCAATCGTGTAATAGGTGGTTTCTATCCCTAAGATTGGTTCAGCATTAACAGTTTGCGCCGTAAGCGCAAACAGGATTGCTGGTAGCGGTATAAGCCACCTTGTTAGATTGCGACCCACACTTTAAGGTTCGGCAGGTTCTTCAACTACGGGTGCAACAAACTCGTCAGCAACAGGGTCATAGGTGTAACCGACACCAGCGTATCTGCCACGAATAGTGCCGTTGTATGAAGTGCGCTTGCAAGTCAGCCCTGAGTGCCAAGGTTGGTTCTCATAGAACTGTTCCCACGCTTCAGTAGAACCACCAATCTCTACACCGTTATCAAGTTGCGTGATTGTTTCATCTACGCCAGTGATTACTTTAACGACAACATTGTTTGAATCAATAAATGCGTAGTGTGCCATTATGCCCAACTCACATTTCCCGAACCTGCAGTAATTGTTGCTCGCTTGTAGCCACCTGAAGCAGATGATTCTGTGCCTGTTAAACCTGCGCCAATTGTAATCGTTAGCGTGTCTGCATAACGCAAAATCACTACACCGCTACCACCACCTGTGTTTGCTGTGCCAGCCGTAGCAGTTGCACCACCCGCACCGCCACCGCCTGTGCCGCCTGCGCCTGAAGTGTTTGAATGTCCGCCACCGCCACCGCCACGAGTAACCGCACTACCCGTGATAGAACTTGACAAACCGTTACCGCCTGCACCGCCAACCAAACTTGTTGCGTTTGCGCCTACCGCACCAGCACCACCACCGCCACCACCAGCGTTATCACTTGTGTATAAACCGTTACCGCCTGCATAGCCTTGAACTGGGACAGTTATTGCTGCACCACCTGTGCCGTTGCCAGCGCTTGTAGAACAAGCACCACCACCTGAACCACCAGATAAACCATTAGTAGCACCCGATACTTCACGACCACCGCCACCACCACCAGTAGAAACAATATAAGAAAACTGCGAAAAGTTACCATTCAAACCATAGTTTGCACTTGATAATGTTGCTGCACCACCAGCACCGATTTGAACCACATAATTCGTATTTAACGCAAGAGTTAAAGGTGTTTCTGCGCTACCGCCACCACCCGTCAATTCACCGCTAACGCTGTTGCGATAACCGCCAGCCCCACCGCCACCGCCACGAGCATAACCACCTGAGCCGCCACCAGCAATAACTAAATAATCAACAGTTATGCCACCACCTTGAACTATTGTCGGTGTGTTGCTAGCCGAAACATAACCCATCAACCTTGCAGCCATAACTAAACCTCTTCCTCAATCTCAGGGCTAACAGGCGCAACAAAATCCT